ATAATCATTTAAGGAATCGAATAATTTTCTAAAAATAACAGAAGAATCCATGTCATTGTTTCTGGCTGTCCAGTTTCGAACAGATTCAAAATCTTTCTTTTTCATTGATTTGAACAGATCAATGATCGATTCATCAGAAAGATTACAAAGAATAGATTCGTTGATAGACCCATGTAGAGAGGCTTTCTGAAGTTCATTCAGAATTCTACGGAAATCTGGAAAGAACTTGATTATGAATTTTGCAAGTGCTTGTGCGTTGTATTCTACCTTTTCTTCGGAAAGAATACTCTTTGCTCTCTCAAAAAATTGAGTACATAGTTCTGGTTTATCAGTCTTTTCAAACTTGAAATCAATAATTGTGCATCTTGAGTGAAGAGGAGAAATAATCTTGTTCTTATAATTACATGTAAGAATAAATCTACAATTCTTTGCAAACTCTTCCATGAAACCACGAAGAGCAGGTTGCATACTCTGTGGATTGGAATAATCGAATTCGTCCAGAATTACAATTTTTGTATTTCCTCCAAGAGCAACAGAACTTGCAAAGTTTCGAATTTTGGTTCTCAGAGTATCAATGTTCCCGTCTTCGGAGCAGTTAATCAGGATGGAATCACATCCTAACTCGTTGCACAGTGCTTTTGCTACCGTGGTCTTTCCACACCCCGGACCACCACAAAGCATGAGATTCTGTATCTCTCCGTTGGAAACCATTTCCCGGAAAGGAGTTTTAAGTCTTTCCGGGAGAATGCATTCTTCGATTGTTTTTGGACGATATTTTTCTACAAAAAGAAAATGTGTGGGATCTGAGTTCATAAATTAGTTCTGATAAGTAGAATCCATTTCAAGAGCAATCCAATAGGTAATATTACGACTGGAGGAAGTAAACCTAGAAACAATATTTGAACTGATATCAACATCATAATTGTCAGGAACCAACTTTAGATTTTCAATCATAAAGTTAAGAGAAAAGTTACCAACAAATTCCTGATTTGATTGTACATTCATACTGAAGGAATTGCTACCCTTATCCTTCTTGTCATGTACCTTGATTACGACCTCATCATCATTGTTTTCTACGGTAACATCAGAAACACCAAGAATGGATGCTGCCTTCTTCAAATCAACAATTTCACTCTCAGTGATATGGAAAGATAGATCAATCTTGGGCATATTGATCTTCTTGGTTGGAATTGTGAGAAGTTTCGGATCACTGTAGTAATATTGAATACTACGATGTCCACTTGAAATCAGGACATACTTGTCATGAAACTCAAGTTCTGGATCTTTGAAGATCGAAAGAGTTCCAAGAAACTTTGGAAGATCCCATACACCAAATCCTACCTCAAAGGTTTCTGATACTTCTGCTTCAGACAGAATATTTTTAATAGGAGAAATGGTACTAATTACATTTCCAGGATTAATAAAAATATTCGAATTTATTGATGCATAATTCTTAAGAATGTCGAATGTTTCACTAGTTAATTTAATTTTGTTCGCTGTTTGCATAATGTAGTCCTTTTTCATGTAGAATTTTTCTTAATATACTCTACACCATACTTATCTTCAATAGTTTTCTTTCTAGAATTTTCAGAAACACCTTCTTCTGAAGGAATATAACTAGAAAATCCCGGCATTTTCAATGGACATGATACTTTAGGAAAGTCTAACTTGGAATATTGTTCTTTTCCATCAATAACAAGAGTGACTAATTGAGTCATCTTTTTATCTCCACATCCACATGCTCCACAATAAAAAGAATTTTCAAATTTAGTACTATTCTTTCTATCTGAGCATGGAGGAAGACTCAGTTCATCCGAACCATGACAACTTAGTACTCTAAGACTTTTTGTTTCTTCTGGTGCTTTCTTGTTAGTCAATCCCCTAGAGACAATAGATTGACCAAATGATTTTGCTTTTTCTATAATATTTGTTTTCTCTACAAATTTTTCATCAGATGTTTTGTTTTGTTTTTGTTTAAACAATTCATATTGTTTTTTTGCTTTTTCAATTAATTGTTTTTTATAATCATCATTAATTGGAGTAATATCACTCATAATCTTCCTCCCATTCATCCTCTAGTGATTCAAGATTATTATTTTCATTGACTTGTCTTATGATATCATTAAGACTTTCTCGAGTTTTGTGTCTATCACTCTTTCTTTTTCTCTTGTTGCTTGATTTTTGAATTCTTCTGAAATCAAAATCTTCCTCGGAATAATCATTTCTTTTACTCATCTGTAGTCTCTTCTTGTTCCTTTGAAATAGTAAAATCTGGAAATGCCTTCTGAATAAATTCAAGAGGCAAATTAGGGATTGACTTTGTTGTTAGAATTGATGAAAGAATTGCTGCATCGGACCAATGGATTTTTTCTAAAATACCCATAAGAATTCTAAATTGCTGTCTAGGATAAATCTTCCAAATCTTCTTCTTATTTGGAAAATCAAATAGATAATTCAATCTTCCTATATTGACCTCTTTTAGAAGATCAGAATACGAATAACCATAAGGAGAATCATCTAAACGATATTTTGGAATACTTGAAACAAGAGAAACATATTGTGGATCATATGCAAATCTGAATAATTGCATCATTGCAGTTGATTTGTTTTCTCTTAAAATTTTAATTTTTATATCTTCTTCTGTCTCTTGGTTCATAAGAGAAAGAATTTCACCAATATATTTGTTTATTTTCATAATTAAAACTCGTCTATGACTTCCATGAGATTAGATAATTTATTCTTTACAAAATATTCAAAGAGTTTTTCTTTTCCTTGAACGGTAGGTTCCAGTTTATACTCACTCAGTATCTTATCGGTGTACTCTTTAGGTATATAGGAGAGATCGACCAATTTTTGATTTCTGTTATAATTAATTTTTAAATATTCTGGTATATTTTCAATAATAATTTCTAACTTCTTTTGGGACAATGGTTTCTGTCTCTTTCCTTCTACAATAAATGTATCGTCGTCAGAAAGAACATTCGGAATCCCATCAGAAGTATCACCCCTCAAAATATGCTCTTTGAGGAAGTTTTGCGGATTTTCACAATAAATAAAGTTTTTATGAATAGGACTATACTGCTTTACATTTGTATATCTTTGAAGTTGCTGAAAATCCTTATCGCTTGAAACAATAATAATTTTCTCTTTATTGTTATAATTCATACACAATGTTGCAATGATATCATCTGCTTCACATCTTTCCACGCACATAACTTTATATGGAAAATTTTCTCTTACTTCTTTTCGAATCTTGTTCATTGCATCGAAAATTTTACTCCAATCATGACCATCTGTTTCTCTGGTCTTTTTGCGAGATGCTTTGTAATGTGGAAAAACATCCTTTCTCCATGAATCTCCTGCATCATCACAAATAACAAGATTTCCATATTGTTGACCGAACTTAGATTTATAAAATCTATATGTATTCAGAACAATATGACGAACAGTATCTTCAGAAAATAGTTCTTCTCTATTATCAGAATAATTATATTGAGTAAAAATTGTAGATAGAATAATTTGTGTGTTGTCTAGTAAAATCATCGACTTAGTACCTGAATAATTAGCATATCGTCGGAAATCCTTCCATTGACAGGGTATTCCTTAGACTTGATTTCCTTGTATGCATTTGAAGAAGCACGAAGACCCTGAGTGAATCTTCCGCCATTCATAAGCAACTTAGTATTTCGAACTCTCTTTCGAGAAGACTTTTCATTATCAAAATTAATAATCTTAGTTCCCTTTACACTCAGGCCATCACCGAGAGAAGAACTCTCATACACATAAAGAATTCTCTTCGAAGGATTATAAAGAATTGCTCTTGATGCTCCGATAATTTCCTTTGGGTGTACAGAAGTCAACTTCAATTCTTCGAAGGACTTCAAGTAATTTACCTTGGAAACCAATTGATCTGGAGACTTCTTCTTCTTTGCTCTTGGTTTTCTTTGTGACTTTGCTACTTCACTTTGTTCACGAAGAAGAGAAACAATCTTCTTGGTATATTCAGTAAACTTTCGAAGATTTGGCTTACTTAGCCACGAATATCCTTCTTTGAGTTGTTCGTCTTCTCCTTCAAGAGCAAGTTCCAATTCAACATATCTTTCGTGGAAAAATTCAGCCATACGATTTGCATGAATAGATCGAATATTGTTAGACTTGATCCATTCTGCAATATCGACAACTTCGTTCTTTTCCTTCTTATGAAGATTCATAAGATAAATATCAACATTATATTCAAGATCAGCGATCAATTCTGCAATCTTGTTCTTAATGTTTTCTTGAACATTTACAGAAGGAGCATCTTCTTTCTGAGAACCATATGATTGAAGAGCATTGATACTCTTTGTCAATGTTTCCTGAATTGTAGGAGGCAATTCAATACCCTTGTTTGCAATATGCGCATAAATTCCTGCATATTCCCATTCATACGCTTTCTTTGGTGCATGAATAGCATCAAGAGTCATTGAATTGTTCTTTAAATACTCTTTAAGAGCATTCTTATAATTGGAATGATTAAAATTATTTCTATACCAATTAATTGACTTATTGATTTCCCAAACTAGATCATCTTCATTTTCAATATTATCAAATGAAGGTTCAGAACCCAAAATAACACTAGAAGGATTTCTTCCTCTAGTAAAAGTTCTCTTGCGAGCCATTTTTAATGATTCTCCATAAAAAAGAGGAAACTGTTTTGGGGCATGGCGTAATATAGCACAAATTCAACCATTGTCAAGGAACTACTCCTGAGATGCTCTGCTAAAATTCTTCTTCTTCGAAAAGGTTATATTATGTTCAAATTTGTCTTGTAAAATATCTTTGGATTTATGGGATATAACAAAAATGTTTGATCCTTTATCCATTATTTGAAGAATATTTAATAATAATTTAGTTGCATTATCATCTAGACTTCCATCAAGAATCTCATCAAAAACAAGTAAATTACAATTTAATGAATTTTTGACTTGAGATATCTTTCTCCATGCGAAAAGAAGAGCAAGATCAATTTTTCTCTTTTCTCCTTCACTAAAATTTTCATATGAGAATATATCTCTATTTCTACTTTTAATACTTTCTTTGAATT